TGTCACATATTTTCTGTTATACTCTTCTATCTCAGTTTCCCAAGTTTCTGGTATAGCTTTCTTTAAATATACACCCACATTAAATAAACCATTATTTCTTGTGCCTTCTGGAAAACCTTGTTTAAGTAATACTTGTAGACAAGGTGGACCGTCTTTCATGTCATCTAATAGAGGTACTTCTAACTCTAGTAATTCTTCTAAACTTAACGACCTTTTTTCTATATGCTCTATAAAACCGTCTATACTTAATGCCTCGCCCTTAGTATCGAAAGCGTACCTAAGAGAGTTTTCGCCCTCGAAATAGGGCATATTTAGCCATGAGCCTAAGTCTCCCCTATCTACTAATACCTCTCTTTGCTTAGGAAATATCTCTACTCCACCATAACCTAGTCCTGCAGATATTTCTCTTAACTTATCTTGCATATCTCCTGCACTTACTCGCTCTCGAGTAAAACAGTATATGTGAGCTCCACCACTTTTACTTCTACACACTATTAGTGGTAAGCCAAATTCTTCTATTTTTAATACTAATTTTTTTAAGTCTAATGAATATTGATCAACGTCAATAGCTCCCCACCGTACCATGTTTTCTTCATCTATAGGTATAATACCTAGTCCAGATTTACCACTAAGGTGGTCGTCCCAATGATTTGTAGTAGCCCCTACAGTTTTTATAGTTTTTGCTTTACCTGATTTTTTCTGACCTGTCGTAGCTATGTCGACAGTAAAAGTACCATGAGCTCTGTTAGAGCCTCTGAATATTTCATTTAATTTATTTGAATAATTCTCCAATCTGTCCTCAAGTCTTAGTCTAGGGTAAGTAAATATAACTTACCCTAGAACTGTAATTTAAAAAAGGATTAGAAAGGAGCTTCGTCGTTAGAAGTAGCCATCACAACATTTTCACTACCTACGGTCTGTGAAAACTGTTTAGCTGCAAGATACATATCTGTTTCTTCTTCTGTGACTGGACCCACCATGTCTACATTCCAACCGAACCATGTACCACGATCATTTGACTCCTGTACAGTAGTCAATTTATATTTGTGGCTATAGGTAGGAGGAGTAAAAACACCACCGTCCGCTTTTTTCACTTTTAGACTAGCCATAACTGCATTCCAAGTTCTTGATTTCTTTAACTGTGTTCCAGCCATAGGAATCATAACTTGTTGAAAAGAGTCACCGTCTAGTACTAGGCAATAGTGAGTTGCAGATGTCTGGATATAGTTTCCATTATCTAGGACATCTCTACCATCCCTATCCTTTTTAGTTTGACGTAGTATTTCAGGGTCAAAGTGTTGCGTCACCAACCCTCCACCTGTCTCGCGTGGCTGCCACTCGAGAAACATACGTCTATACGAGACTGGTAATACAAAACATCCAACATCTTCTCTAAAAATTTCTTTAGTGACTGTGTTGGTTATATCACCAGCTACTGCACCCTCAATATATTTACCATCCTTCTTATTTACTTCTGGGCTCATAGCTTGAAGTATTTTAAGACGAGGAATAGTAATATCGTCAGAGGTTACATTTTCCAAACCAGACCCAGCATCTTCCTCAAATAATGAGGCAGTGGCTAAAGCCGTGTTTGATTTAGTTGCTACTTCTTTTGATGGCTTAGATTCAGTAGGAGTAGCCTCTACGTCTTCTTTAACAGCTTCGTTAGTTGTCATTTTTTCACCTTTATTTTACGACCTACATATACATTAAAGGTATCTAAAGGGAGGTCGCTACCTTTTTCTACCTGCTCTTTAATGACAGCTTTGAGAGTCATAGGCTCTACCCATTTTTTCTGCATGAGCGAGTACCCTTCTTTCTCTAAGTTAGTCATAAGAGTTTTTGCACTCTCGTCTTCACCTCTACCGAAGTTAGCCGAGACAGTGTTCTTTATAATATCACCAAGACCATTTTCTTCAAGCCAATGAAAACATTGATCTCTATTTTCCTCAGTGATACGACCAGAGTAAAACCTATTTACTGAAATAGAAGTACCGTCGCTAAGTTTAAATTCAGACATACCTACTTCTTCTAATTTAGAAGGTAAGTCCTCTTCACTTATTTGACGGTATTTATTTTTAAGATTGTTAAGAACATCTTGCTGTTCTTCCATTTGAGCTTCTAGGTCTTTCAGGTCTTTAGCTAAAGCAGAAATACTTTTTAAATCTTCAGACTTAATTTCTTTCTCCTCTGCATCTTTTTCCATTTGATCTAATATATTTGTCATAATTTTTCCTTAGTTATCACTACTTTTGGTAGTGCGTCTCTATTAAACTATTTTTGATAATAAAAGTAAATAGGTTGTTGCGTATTTATACGCCACTTCTAAAGGTGAGGTTGATTCTCTCTCCACAACCCTCCATATCTAATACTGCGTGTGTACTTCTCATTTGAGATTTACCATCAAATATAAAAACGTCTCCATCTTCCATAAGGTAGTTCTTACAAGATTTTTTAGGTATATATTTGGTGTTTATTTCGCTAGTATCTACTTTATCTTTTATATTCTTTTCATATTCTACCCATTGAAATACTCTCGGTGCACCAAGAGACACGGACAAAACTATATCGTCTTTAGTAGGTACAGTGTCAGAATGGTGCGGTATGCCTTTACCCTCTTCACTGTAATAACCACACAAGCAAAAATTAAACTTAATATCTCTGTCTAATTTTAAAGAAACTAATTGTTCGGCACTTAATTTTATGACGTTTAGAGCGTCAGTCCATGGCTCAGGGTTATATAATTTACCTGCATACTCAAAAGGGCTATCACCAAATCCACGAGTTGGTCTGCCTACGACCTTTTTACCTTTATACATACGAACTCTTGGCTCGTCCCAAGCAGTTATACCACAATCAAAAGTTTCGTATTCTCCTTTTATAAATTCCATCATAATAAGTGATGGTGTGTCTTGTCAAGTTTTTAGTCTTAGGAGGATCATGGAAAATGACAAAACTTATACGGCACCACCATCAGTGCCTATTAGTACTATTTACTATTAGTAGTATAGGGAGATTTTATTTTTAGTAAAGGATAAATGTTAATTTTAGCTAATAGGTCAATATGTTCTTAGGTATATCCTTAAATAAATCAATTACTTAAGCTACCTATTAGCTGATATATTATCACCCTATTAGCTCAATAGTGCTAATAAATCACGAGCAATCGTTTACTTTCTGGTTAAGTATAAATATGCTATGCCTTATATGAGTCAGTATACATATAAAACTACACCCTATACACATCAGGTGGATGCACTTGATATGTCGTGTGAAAAAGAATCGTTTGCTCTATTTATGGAGATGGGCTGTGGTAAGTCAAAAGTAGTGATTGACAACTTTGTTAAGTTGTACATGGATAAAAAACTAAACGGTGTACTTATAGTTGCACCCAAAGGTGTATATGATAATTGGTTTACATACGAAATACCAACACACTTACCTGACGAAATACCAAAATCAGTAGTCAAATGGTCAAACGCTAACACTAAAAAGAATAAAGAAAACCTAGAAACTCTTTTTGATAAATCAGATGAGCTAAAGATATTTATCATGAACATAGAAGCATTCAGTACAAAGAAAGGTACTGAGATAGCTTCTAAGTTTTTAATGGAACGTCAATGTATGTTTATCATAGACGAAAGCACAACTATCAAAAATTACAAAGCTAAGAGAACTGTCAATACTGTAAGACTCGGTAAGTATGCATACTATAAAAGAATACTGACAGGCTCTCCTGTGACAAAAAGTCCATTAGACTTATTTAGTCAATGTTATTTTCTAGACCCATCACTATTAGGTTTCAGTAGTTATTTTTCATTCAGAGCAAGGTTTGCTGACTTAATGGAACGTTCCATGAACGGTAGAAATTTTAAATTAGTCACAGGTTACAAAAACTTGAACGAATTAAATGAATTATTAAAGTCATTTAGCTTTCGTATTTTGAAAAAAGATTGCCTTGACCTTCCTCCAAAGGTCTATATTAAGCGAAAAATAGAGATGACAGACGACCAAAAACGCGTCTACAAGGATATTCAACGCAATGCTTTAGCCGTACTGTCAGGCGAAAAGGTCACAATTAACTCAGTAATTACACAAATAGTGAGATTACATCAAATATCTTGTGGTTTTGTAAATACTGATCAAGGTACTACGAAAGAATTAGATTCAAATAGGTTAGAAGAATTATTACAGATAATAGAAGAAGTTCAAGGCAAAGTTATTATCTGGGCTAACTATAGGCATGATATTAGAAAGATAAATAAAGCCCTGAGTGAGAAATATGGCTCTGACTCAGTAGGTATGTATTTTGGTGACGTACAACAATCAGAGCGTGAAGGTATAATAAAAGATTTTCAAGACCCTGACAGTAAGATGAGATTCTTTGTGGGTAATACACAGACAGGTGGTTATGGTATTACTTTGACTGCTGCAAATACAGTCATATATTATTCTAATAATTATGATTTAGAGAAAAGGTTACAGTCAGAAGATAGAGCTCATCGTATCGGTCAAGACGATAAGGTCACATATATTGATATAGTGTGTGAAAAAACTGTTGATGAAAAAATAGTGAAAGCCCTGCGTCAAAAACAAAACATTGCTCAAACTGTGCTTGGTGAAGAAAAATGGAAAGATTGGTTAGTTTAAAAACCGTATTTAAGTTTTATTCCTGATTCAATGCCTTCTAACTGATTAATGAGTGCTTGATTTTTCTTACTTTCAATATCTTGTCTCAGTAGATCACTTTGGTCAACAGCACCTTCTGGTCCACCTATAAGTCCAACATCTGGTTGGAATATAGTTTCTCCTATCATATAACCTAAGACTCTCCTTGCATAATTAGCTTCTTCAGATTTAATTTTTTTACTACTCATCAATATATCATACATTTTAGTGGGGTTTTTCATGAGTTCAACAGTTCTTTTATTTCTTTTAGCGATATTAAAATAATTTAAAGCAGTCAGCATTCTTCCAGGTCTAGTAAATAAACCTACATATGCTCTAAGTATTTGGTTTATAGCTTTAAAGAGTCCTTGATCTGGTTGGAGAGCAGTCGATGCATCAGATGGTCTTATCAATTTTAAATCATTATTTAATTTAGTTAAGTTAGCTACGAAATCATCCCCTAAGTATATTCCCATAGCATAACCATGATCGTTAATATAATCATCAATCAATTTAGAATCAAATACAGGAACACCGTCCACAGTTTTGGATGTTTTACCCATAAAATCATTATACATAGTAAGTTTTACTCTGTCCATCAATACAGTATCACCAGCTATGTTATCTGCTCTCTGGATTATGTTATATAATTTTTCTGGTTTCTTTACATTTTTAGCTGTAAATATATCCATAAACCATTTTTCTGGCTCATTGATGTTAGATTTTGTAAGCTCTGGTAAGTCTTGTTCTTTTCTAGCCATGTCTAGTAAGAAATTTTCTGATTCTAATTTTTTATTATAGGAGTTTACCAGTTGGTCGATATTATCGAATTTAGCTAATTCATCGGTACTGAATATTCCGTTAGCTGGATCTAAAACACTTTTATTATCACTTTTCCAAGTATCTAATAATTGTGCACCATTTTCTTTAGGTACTACTCTACCATTTTTAAGTTCAAAAATATTCTCATATAGATTATTTTTTGTAGCTAACCTTATTTTTTCTCCTAAACCTGAGTTTTTAGGATCCATTAAAATATCCCTTAAAAATGCAGGAGAACTTATTACACCGTCCTCAGTTATAGTAGACCCTGAATTGATAAATCTTAACAATCTATTAGAAGCTGTGATACTATCAGAAGACATAGTCCTAGTGACATTATTACTTAAAGCTGTGATGTCATTTATAATCCCTGATTTATATTGATTTTTAAACACCTTGTATTTTTCTACTGCGTCATCGTATAGTTTAGTGCTTTGTTCTCCACCTTCCCTTAATAAAGTATCGTACCTAGTTTTTTCGAATGCGTCGACAACTAATTCTAGTCTTTCAATCATATCTTGATCGCCAACTCTGTATGCTTCGTTTAGTCTACCCCTTACTTGAGAATAACTTCTATCAAAAGCTTCTCTTGACATAAATTTTTTGCCAGTTATTTTATCTGTACCTTCAATCCTAGCCACTGCTGCTTTTGACATACCATATAGTTCAGCAGGGAATAAACTTTCACCTTCACTTTTTTCTATAGACTTAAATACATCAAGTACTTCTGACATGTCAAAAGGTTTTTTTCTTTTATCACTAACTACTTTAAATGCTTTGTTAAATGCTTCATCTACTTCTATATCTTTAGCAACTTTTAAATTGTAAAAACCTTCTTGTATGCCTCTGCCTATTTCGGCAGGACTCATGTCAGTTGTGCCTTCTAAAAACTTCCTAAAATTATCTGAATTAGTGGCTATAAAATCATCTACGTTGCCTCTAGCTATGATTACTTCTGGAGTAGTTTCTACAAATTCTTGTCCTGCAACCCTTAATTCCTCCCCAGTTCTTGTAAGTGCTACGTCTGAACTTTCTTCCAGAGCATCTTTTAAGTTTAAATCTGCTGACTCTTCAAACAGATCATCCATTTGTTTTGCTGCTGCTTCTTCTTGTCTTATTTTTTGTTCACGCAACGGTGCACCTACTGTCTCAGATCCTTCAGCTAAGTCGTCTAGACTTTTTTGTGCACTTTCAATAGGAGAAACTAACCTTGGTCCACCTTGTTGCTCTACCCATTCTTGATATTTCCTCATAATTTGTGGACTTGTTAAACTGCCCACATTAACAAAATTATTATCTTTTAATTCTTTTTGTACAAATTCGTATGCGTCAATAAATTCATCTTCGTCTAAGCCTCCAGGCAAAAGTCCTGTTCTTCCTAATCCAGGAATAACTTTACCAAAATTTTGTATACCACCTATTACAGCATTGGCACCAAAACCAAAACCCATAACCAGACCCATCTCTTTCATAGCTTCATTAAGTATATTTACGTCTGCGCCTAAAACCCCTCTTTCTTTTAAATCTTCTAATCTTTCGTATTTAATATAAAAACCTGCTAAACCTTCGGCGACTACTGCTAAGTTTCCAGCTGTCGCTAATCCTCGAGGTATTCCTCTTGGTCCACCTTTACCTCCCTCGGCAATAGCTTTCGCTAAAAACGTACCTCCTCCACCCATTATCTCATACGTAAGTTGCTCCATAAAAGCCCCTGCTTCTTGCAACTGTAATCCTGGAGGATTTATTGGGGTACGTTTGCCGTTATCAAAAGGGTTTTGAAATGTGTATGCTACTGTACCAGAAGGATCTGGTTTAATATCAAAGTCATAATCCTCAGGAAGTTCAATCTCGTTTTCTCTAAATTTAACTCTAAGTAATCTATCAAGCGTTGGTATAGCTTGTTGAGGATCGTTTAACACAGAGTTAGGTATATTTGCATAATCAAATGTTGTTCCGTAAGGCACATTGTTTTCATAATCAATTCCGTATAGCTCACCTAAATTTTCTCCAGATAATCTTTTAGTGAACTGTTGATTCATGAAATATGGATCACCAGCTTGTAGCCCACTTAATACTGCATCTTGATATCTTTGTTGGTCTCCTCCTGAAAGTTGGTCAAAATTTATTCTAGCATCGCTATAACTTGGAGGGTTGTATATCGTACCACTCATGAGTGGTGGCATAGCACCACCAAACATTGCTGTAGGTGATTTTGTATTAAGAGTAGGATCAAAACCATATTGTTCTAACTTACTTATTTCAAAATCTCTATCTTCTTGAGTATCGGTAAGGGGAACATAAGCTGGGGATCTTTGAAATTCATAAAATAAGTTTGGGTTATTTACAAAATCAAGAGTTTTTTGAGAAGCTCTTTCAGCAATTAACTTGTCTAAATCTATTATATCGTTTTGTGCCATCAGTCTGTTGTTGCGCTAGGACTAAATTGTTTAATTAGTATTTCGTGAAGATCTGGATTATTCACTTGTAAATCAGCTAAATAAATACTCATAGCTTGTCTCATCTCCGCCTGTTTAGATGTACTCTCACCCCTCATTTCTTTAAGTTTATCCTGTATTGTACTTATTAATTTTGATGTGTCATCTATACCCCTCAGACCTTTTATAAAACCTTGATAAGAATTGTTTTGTAAAACATTTGGTGCGTCGGTTTGCGGAGTAGGATTTTCTTCACTTTCACCACTCAACATCTTAACATAGTCTTGGTGTGTAAGTTCGCCACCTAATGCGTCTATAGGTAAATTATATTGATCACTTATTGTTTTTAACGTCTCTTCAGTTAAACCCCCGTCTGTCCCATATCTAGCAAAATCAGCTGCTATCGGCGCATAAGTCTGTCTTCTCAACCTGTTGTGTGCAGCTTGTAATTGTGTAAGATTACTCGAGCCATAGCCCACCATCTCTAAAGCAAAAACTAAGTCTTTATCTGATAAAGCTCTTCCGTCACCTAAACCGAAAGCACTCGCTACAGCTAGAGCTAAGTTAAACGTCAATGCATTATACTCTCTGTTTGCTGTTGAGACACCTGTTAGGTCTTGAATTTTCCTACTATTTACAAATCTGCTATACATAGCTTCATAAGTATCTTCACCATTAGAAAATTCAATTACACCTGTTCGAGAAAGACTACCATCTGCAGTTTCTGCAAAAGAAAGGTCTGTTGTATTGCCAGTTAATTGACCTATAAGATTAAAAATTGCTGATCCTTCATCAAGAAATGTTCTTAACCCAGTCACAGTTCCTCTAACAATACTCGGTAATACAGCATTATTATTTTTTACTTCATTTTGTATTTGGTCAGTAATGTTATAAACTTTTGCAGCAGATGCTAAATTTGCTTGCCATTCTTTTTTAATTTTATTATTGTATCTTTTCTGTTGGGTACCACCAGTATTTCCAGTTGCAAATACTACGCCATCCGATTCAAAATAAACTCCACTTTCATAAGGTTTGTCAGTAGGTCGTACTTGATTTTCTGGTATGTACATAAGTCTATCAAGACCGTCTACATCTGTCCTGATCACTTTTTTCAGATTTCTAGGTTTGTTAGTTAATTCTATGCCTGTACCTGAGAGTTGGCTGTTCATATCAGCCATTTCTGCGTCGGATAACTGTAAGTAGTGTCGTCTACCACCTATTCCATTACTTAAAATGGGTGGTAGATTATCGTTAGTAAGACCCTCTGGGTAAATTACTGAATACTGTTCTTTATTTTTTAACAGATTACCTTCTGATAATTCTATGTTAGGGAAGTTTGTTAATTGACTTACTTGAAAATCACTAAGATGTTCAAGACCTAAATACCCAGTTTCTGTATTTGAAACTGTGTATTCACTTACATCAGAATGAAAGTCAGAGTTATAGGGAACTACTGATGCCCCATTTTTTTCATAAGTTTGTATCTCTCTAGGGCTGATGTGCATGAGTCTTCCGTTCACTACATGTGGGCTTCTGTCTTTACCTATAGTAGCATCGTATGAAGCAGATAAATCCTGTAAAGCAAGTTTAGAAGCAAAATCATCTATCGTTGCTTGTCTTTGCATTTTGTATTGTAGATATTTATCTTGAAACTCCATCTCACCTTGTTTTTTCGTAATTGCGTATTTACTAAAAGCATTACTTAAAGCAGTTATCCAGTCTTCACCTTCTGTACCTGCTTGAGTTAAAGCCATACCTGCTGCCATATAAGGTAATGCTTTATCAGGTCTACGAATAAATTTATCTAAGTCCTCTCCACCAAGCATAGTTTCTGCAGCTTCTCTATAGATATTCATAGCTTCTTCTCGAGCTTCTGGAGTTTTTCCTAGATAGTCTAGTATTGAAGCATTTAACAAAGTTAAATTTTTAGCGTTGCCTGTAGCTTCGGCTACCGCATTAGGATCGCCACTTGCTTGAGCAGACTGTACTTTTTGTGCACTTGCATTTATTTGTGCAGCCACCACACCGTCTACATCGTCAGCTGTGTCTTCATCTTTAGTAAGACCTAAAAAGTCCATAGTATCAATTAACCCTTCTGTCATTTGATTTGAAAATGCTTGGTCATTGGCTATATCTTGTTGAGGCATCATGTTATTTGACATCTGCATCATGTTTGGGTCTAAAGTGCTTGCTATTCCACTCGACATGTCAATGTTTTGGATACTAGAATTATTAGAAAAATCAGGTTGTGGGGACATACTGTAGATGCCTGTCATATCGTCTATGTTTCTTTTAGTTTGTAGTCTGTTATCTATTTGACCCATCATTAAATCATCTACACCTACACCTGTTTGAAGAGCAACGTCTTCTACAGGCATACCTTGAGCTAGTAATTCCCTTGCTAAACGCATAGGGTCAGGTTGTGTTAAAGCTTCAAGACCACCTAGTTGGAATGGTTGACTGTATGGGTCATATTGTTCTGCCATCTTTATGTCTTGCTAAATAAACCTTCGAGCGAAGAAGTGTCTTTACCATTCATCATTCCATATAATTGTAAACCTGTGCCTGCTAACTGCATAAATTTATTTGGTTCTGGTTCTGGGTCACCGATATCTTCTACTTCTTGATATAAATTTCTGCCTAATGTTGGAGCTATACCAGAAGCTATGCCACCTACATCTCTAATCACATTCATCGGATAATTTAAAGAACCAACATAGTTAGCATAGTTCATATCTAATCCACGTTGTTGTAGTCCTTGTTGTTGTGCACCGAGTGAGCTTAATCTGTTTATATCGCCACCCATTAAATTATATATGCCTGTGTTTATATTACCGAGAGCACTTGCTCCTCTGCCCATGGTGTTAATTAAATCACCACCACCAGCTATACCTATGTTTGCTAAATTACCTGATAATGAACCTAACCCACCAGCTACAGTTCCTCTACCTTTAAATGCTGCCTGTGCATTAGCCATAGCATCACTAAAACCTTGTCTCCTTATACCACCCACAGCTTCTGCTGCACCTCTACCAAAACTTTTTGCTAATTCGTCTCCCATTATCCTACCCCTTGAACCACCAAAAGCACCAGATTGTATGGCTTGATTATTCAATTGATTTTGAGTCACATCGAATTGATCCTGTAAGTCTGATAGAGTTCGATTAACTACAGCGTCTTCATAGGGATTGTAAAACCTAGCCGTATCTGTAGGATTAAAACCACCAGCCATGTCTCTTAAAATGTTTTGAGCTTCTTGTGTACCACTTACACCTTGTTGAACACCAGTTTGTATTAAATTACTACCTTGATTTAATGAACCACCTAATAAATTTTGAGCTGCAGTCATGCCAGGAAGATAACTTCCTACCCCACCTCTAGCAAGTTCCATTGCTTGTAATTGGTCAGGAGTAAAACTTGCTATTCTAGGTTGGTCAAAATTATATGGTGTTTTATCACTAGTTAATAAATTTTGAAATTCTTGATTAAGAGCAGGAAATACTCCCTGACTCATTAACTCTCCATAAAATATAGGTGGGGAAACCGTTTGTTGCGTAGTGTTTAAAGCCATTAAATTGCCTCAAACGTAGGATACATTACAGGAGCTACAGGTCTTCTTCTCATAGATTCTAAATAATTTAATAACGCTGAATTTTCTATTCCTGTGTCGGTAGGTACTAACCCTGCTGTTTGATTATACATTGCCTGTGCTCTTTCTGGACCAGAAAGGTATCCTTCTAATGATCCAGCTTGACCTGTGCCCATGCCTTGATTCATGTAATCTATTATTTGTGGGTTTTGTCTTATACTCGGTTCTTCACGCTCAGGTGTTACTGGGTCTTCAAATGCTCCCAATGAGCTTGCCCCCATAAGACCTATAGTACCTTGTTCCATTTTACTTAAATCTTTCCAGGAGCCAGATATAGGAGTACCAGCACTACCACCTGTAAACATGTCGCTTGCGTTAGCCCCTAAGTTTTGATAAAAATCTCCTATACCACCCATTTTACCTGCGTACATATTACCAGTACCTGCTGTACCTAGTCCTAAACCAGCACCACCTATACCACCACCAAATGTACCACCAGTAATACCTGCACCTGCTGCCACATTACTTAATTGAAAACCTGTTGCTGCCTGTTTTGCAGCATATCCTAAATCGCCTTCTTTTACTAGACCACCCACAGCTCCACCAATGGTAGCACCTATAGGTCCACCAAAAGCAAAACCCACTATATGTCCTATAGTCGGAGCATTTTTCTTAATGTCTCCCCATAAATCACTTAAAAATCCATACTCCATAATTCCTGTATTGGGATTTATTGAGTTTGCTGGATTTCCTACAGTAAATTGGTCTATATTTATATCATATCTGCCATAAATATCTTCTAATTTTTTTCTAAACTCTGGGTCACCTGCTATTTTTTTAGGTATTACTACTTCTCCAGGAGCTAAGTGTCCTAACACTTGATCACCATACCTACCTTTATTAGCCAATATTTTTTCTAAATCTGGCTGACCCATTTCCATGTCTAATCCTGGTGCCACACCCATAATACTGTCAGGTAGTACAGCAGATAACTGTGCTGTCATATCATTTCCCATGAGTGGCGAAAGAGGAATATCTTTCAATAATCCCAGTTGACCTTTATTTAAAAGACCACCTATTCCACCCATTTGCATTAAGCCACTTTGTACTTGTCCCATAATGGGTAGTTTTTCTAAAAAACTCATTTTTCTCTTGAAACTCCTTTCATTTTTTCATAAGTTCTAAGACCACCTAATCCGAGCATACCCATAAGTATACTAGATAATTGTGAAAACTCAAAGCTAGGAAGGTCAATTTTTAACCCAGAAGCTATAAGTATAGTCTCTATTATTGGCGATAAAACAAAATGATAAGCTAAAGCTACACCACAAGTCCATCCTACAAATGGACGCCAACCAGCTACAAATATATTTTTATGTGCAGCTTCTTGTTTGTTTAATTGTATTTGTGCAAGATTAGCGTCATGAAACGCCATAGTCATCTCTTTCTGTAGCTTCATTTTTAGATTTTTATCAGGTATAAATTTACCTAATACTTTATCTGCTACTTCTATTACTTGACCTATCATATTATTTATTTAATATCCTATGACCATAAATCTTATCTACCCAGTCGATTAATTCATTTTCTTCTAGGGTATGCTTGAGTAAGTTTACCTTTTTTGCAACTAGTTGTATATTCTTTCTTACATATAAACCTCTGGGTTTTATCCTATCAATAGAGACGTTTGTGTCCTCTCCACCGTCACTTTTATTAAAAGTCATAGGTATACCAGATAAAGCACATCTACCGTCCTGCTCGTCCCAGAGCTCGTATAAGTCCTCTGGTATAAGCGTAAATGTATGTCCTTGTTTTTCTCTTGAATATCTTAGTTGTATGAGCAAATTTTTCATAAACCTATATCTAGAACTAGATATATGTAGTTTTTTAGCTTTTTGTAAACAAGCACCACATGCTTGAGGTTTATTATTATGCCACCTATCAGTAAATTTATTACAGTAAGGACATCTTTTCTGTTTTGTCACAAGTGAATACTGGTTGCTCCCTTCGTCAATACTGATACTATACCTAAACTTGCTTGAGCCGATAAGCCATTTTCTGGCGGACCACTAAAAGAAGAGGTATCAGTTGTATTGACATTTAACCAATTATTGCCATCATAAACTTGTAGTTTATTTAAAGTTGTGTCAAATACTATAGCCCCTTGATTAAATTTATTTTCTAATTTTTCTTGAGTTGTTATTTGACGAGTGTTATCTGGGTCAAATTGACCTAAATTAATTTCAAGAATACGAACTAATCTGTTGTATAAGTTGCCATCTATACTACCATCTACACTTGTAGGTAGTTGTGATTGTAGAAGTTTACTCATCTTCTTCCGTTAGGTTTTATTTCTATTCTATTATTACCTAATCGCCAACCTGTGTCTGTGTTTCCTGGATATGAAGCGTCATCATCAGATTCAAAACGCACAGCTATCTGTCTTGATCTTGACCTTAAATCTACTTTAGCTGTATCTCCAGCTACTACATTTGTACTATTTGTAGTTAAAGTTTCTCCTGGAGCATTACGAGTTTTTAGTACAAAATTTATTTGACCATCACTAGAGTTGTTTAAAAACCTAACGTCTGGTATAAGTTTGCTCACAAAACTAAATTGATCACCATCTTCTAAGTCCATATCAGAACTTTCTATAAACACATTAGTCATGGGGCTACCGTCATCATCATAACCAAACTCGTGTTGGTATAAATAATTACTACCAGTAGCTCTAGGGTATGGCTCTGTGCCTGCATCTAACCAAGCTGTTCTGCTTAATTGACCATAAGCCCATGCATTATTTGCGTAGTTGTAAGAAACATATCTATCTATTTCACTACCACCACTTGATGTATAAAACCAACCTACTTCATCAAACTCTTCATTTAAAAAAGCATGGAATTTATATGCTTCCGAAATATTCAAATCATTAAACACATAACTTAAAACAGAACAAGGTATTTTTTGTACTGTTCCTGTGTATACATAAAAGTTATCAATCGCCATCCAAAAAACACCTTTAGAGGTGACTATTGCTGCATTAGGTCCAATTAATCCTGTTTCTTTATTAATTAAATTTACACCAAAGGTAAAAGGTGGTCCAACAAACTGCATACTGTATAAAGCAGTATCTGTCCAAACTAGTATTTCTTGTCTAGATTTTTGGGCACCAATAATTATACTTCCTTCTGATAGAGTCAAAGAACCAGCAGTGTTGGTACTTTTAGGTTCCCACTCCGTTATATTTTCTTGGTCACAAAATGCTATAAAAAGTGGATCTTGTACTCCTGTTCTTGCTGTTCCTGCAGCATTTAAAGGGTCAGCACCCATAACGATAGCATGTCTATCCACTTGAGAAACTAAAGTCACCAAACCAACAGTTGGAGCTAAATTAGATCCTGCTAAATCTGTTAAGTTTTTAGCTCTATTATTTGCTGGGTTAGTTGCCCAAGATACTCCTGCGGAACTATCCCAATAAAAAACTCCTCCATTTCTTGGATTAATAAGTAAATCTTCACCAAAATTATCATGAGACCATAATCTTAATTGATTACCAAAAGCTAGTGGACTAGTGGAACCGAAAGTACTTTCTCCCCAAGCACCTGCCCCCCAACCTGTGCCTGACACATAAGCATCAAGACCTATTTGTAATTGATAATAACCTATCACACTACTTCCGCCATTACCACTGTCAGAAGCATTCGCTGTCACTGGGACAGTAAATGTATAAGTATTGACAGTTGGTACAGAAACTACTTCAAAACCTGATTGATTAAGTGAAGCACTTTCTTGGTTTAAAACATCGGCAGTCACAAGACCATTTAAACTTGCTGCACCACTAAAACTTACATAATCTCCCACAGATAACCCATGATTACTGTCCGTGGCAGTTATTGTACTTGAGCCATTACTTGCAGCAAAAGTGACATCTCCTGCAGAAGTTGTTTGTCGAAGGGGAGTTATATCATAAAAACTACCACCTTCTTCTACATAGTATTTTACAGTTGTACCTAAACCTAAAAATTTAGTTCCTACTAAATTTGTCCACCCATGTAAAGCTCTACAGTTGCCTTCAAAAGTATTACTGTTATCTTTTCTCCAGCCACCTATTTTTTCAGGGAGACCTTTAGCAAACCTAATTAAATTTCCATCAAACCAACCGTTCTCATTAGAGTAATTTGTATTTTCTCTATTGATTCCAGGTCTGAACTGTATGGCAGTAAGTTTTGTCATTCTATAACTCTATATGTTTTACCGTCGTAAGAAAAACTATTTTTTCTATTTTCTTCTGGCGATACATAACTTACATGTACCCAACCACTGTGTGGATCTATACCGTCATAGTATTCAAGAATAATTTGATCGTAGTCAAGTTTTTCTTTAATGTAGTATAAGAGCTCCTCGTTATCTATTCCAGGAAGTTCTATATCTACGGCTTGACCTAGAGTGTGTTGACTAGTGTCACGAGAGCCAAGTTTTCTATTGAGCTCCAAACAGCGATAGCCAGAATTAGGACTAAAAGGTTTGCCGAAATTATTTCGTATGGGTTCAAGTATTTCCTCACAAAGAGATTTTAAGTTATTAAATATAGTTTCGTCTTGAACTGTATTATCAATATCATTACGTAGAGCAACTTGAGATTTTTCAAGTTCTCTTAACCTAAAATGCTCTGATAATCTAGTCTCTGAGGAGAACTCCATTTTCGTTCCCCTAAAACAACGCAAATTTTACTAAAAATCCAATAATAGTTAAAGAAATAGTCACAATAAATATTAAGCCATTCCTAATAGTTCTATTAATGGAAGAAACACCACTTTCAATAGAGTCAAGTCTGCGATAGTTTTCTTTCCATCGCTGGTCACATGCTGCTTCATGAGCACTTAACCTTTTATCTAACTCAGTGACTGTTGCTCTTTTTGCCATTTTAAAAATAATCTTTTAGATTTTTCCAGTATTCTTTTAGTTTATTGTCTAGTGCTCTGTTTGTGTAGGGAGCTATAGCTTTAAGTAAAAATTTTCCTAAGATTAAAATTAAAACTGTCCAAAATATAAATTCCATATTTACCTCATGCAAAAGTTATTGTGTGACTTGAACCTATTCCACTATAAGCTGTGTTTCTAATTCCTAAAGTTTGATAGCCAGTGCCAGCAGCAGGAGCATTCCATGACCAAACTGTGTTCCAACCAGAAGGAGCATTTGCGTTTTGTTGTTGATAAAAAACATCTGCACTTGTTCTACCAAAAGTTTGAGTTGAACTGTTCCATAAATTTCCAGAACAATTTGTGACTGTTATAGTGCTCCAATTAGCATTACTCATTTTATCATCAACAATTAATGTTAATGCTTGTGCACCCAAAAATCCCATATTTTCAATTCCTAGTAAAGTTTTACCAGAAATTCCTGTTATGCTAGTTGCAGTAGTGCTACCAAAAGCAGTCCCATAATTGTATGCTGTTTGTCTAAAACCCCAGCTAATATACTGTTGATAACCTGCACCAATAGTAAAGGTTTGTGCTACTGTTCCTGTTGATGTTTGTTCTGCTCTTGCACCATAATAATCAGCAAAATCTGCTTGTGCTTCTGATGCCTTGCTTATTAAAGCCCTAATATCTGAGTCGTTTATAGTACAAGCTGTTTCTGATGAGCCGCCAGCTTCTACATGAATTTGATTTAAGGTTATTGCTCCGCTAGTTGGTATATTACTCACTTTTTAAGTTCTTCTACTTGTTTGCTTAAATCTTTTACTGCCTCTATAAGTAACCCAACTGTATTAGCGTATTTCATAATTTTAATTGAGCCTAATTCTTTGTCTAAATGCTCGTCTACTAATTCTGGTACTACTTTTTCTACTTCGTTAGCTACTACTCCTATTTCTTTTGAGTTGTTAGCTTTACGAGTAAAATGTACACCTCTTAAATTATTTACTTTTTCTAAAGCGTTTTCTATTTGATATATGTCTTGTTTTAAAGCTACATCAGAATAAGCCCCTAAATTACCGTCAGCTGTAAAATTACCTGAACTGTCTAAAGTTGCTCTTTCAGTTGAGCTTACATAAAACTCTATGTGGTCGGTTTCATTTTTAATTCCTGTTGCACTCGCTCCTCTTCTTACTTCATTAACATTTTGTAAGGTTAGGTTTGTATCTGTAGAAGAATAAGCGTTAGTTAATTGAGTTTGTATAGCAGAAGTCACACCATCTAAATAACCTAACTCTGTAGAAGTGACAGCACTCGCCGATACATCACCGTTAGAGTCAGAAACTAAAGCTCTAGATGCAGTTAAGTCAGCCATTTTACTAAAAGCTATCGCTGCACCAGACGCTATACTTGCGTTTACAACTGCATCACTAGCTAATTGATCTGCACCTACAGCATCATCTGCAATCATAGCCTGCTCTACAGCATCATTCGCTATGGTGATTGCCCCACTACTTGCTATAGTCACATCTCCACTTACAGCTACAGGATTATAACTTGTACCATCACCCACTAATATATGACCACTTGTATTAGTAGCCATTTTTAAATCATCACCACCGATAGTTAAATCACCAGTTATGCTTAAATTTTCTAAAGCGTCTATTACTGCTGCGCCAGAACCAGCACCATCTAAAACACAAATTTTAGTGGTACCATTAGGCACAGTAATCGTTGCTCCTGAACCTTGTTTAACTATAATTGATTGAGAGCCAGAAGTAGCATTTTCAATAATCTGTACTCTTTTCATAGTGTTTGGAGCTATGGTGACCGTACAGGTAGAATCTAAAGTACCAGTGTACTTAACATACATAGCTCTTGCTGCATCTGTTGAGCCGTCTGCTACTGTTGATAAATGAGTATCTGCGTTAGTGACTATGGCTTCTGTGCCATAACCTAATGCTTCTCCTATCAGCTCTAAATTAGTATTTGTGACTGTTCCCCATGTACCAGATTGGTCTCCAGTACCCATCTCATTCAATCTAAGATTATTAACGTATGTACTTGCCATTGTAAAATTATAATTTAATTAACGGAATTAAGCTACTTCTTCCCAATTAGGTGTTTGACTATCATCTACATTACTATAGCTAGGTGTTTGACTATCATTCACATTACTGTAGTTAGGTGTTTGACTATCGCCCACATCACTATAATTAGGTGTCTGACTATCATTTACACCATTATAATTAGGTGTTTGACTATCATCCACCATACCCCAAATTAGTATTTTTGGTTCACCTGTTGTTCCTACTTGTCCTATAGGAATCACATTCGCTTTAGCTATAGACGATAAAGAGCCTAGTGATGCTGTGCTAGATACACCAGAAATACTAACTTTATTCTGTGTTGTTGTGCTAGGATTATTTAAAGTAGCCTGTAAAGTTTGTCCTGCTACAGAAACATTAGCTTTAGCTGTTATTGAAGGTGTGCCTAAAGCTGATGTACTGGTTTGACCACTTACACTTACATTAGCTTCTGCGTCTGGAGTTATTGAGCCTACTGCACCTGTGCCTACTTGGCTAGAAGGAGTTATATTTGCCTTACCTATAAAAGAAAGTGAGCCAACTGTTGATGTACTAGTTTGACCTGTGACGCTAACATTAGCATCTGCGTTTGTGCTTACGCTTACAGAACCAACACTACCTGATACTCCAGGAAGAGAAGCTATCGCCTGAGCGTTTACTCCTGCTGTCGGTGAGCCAGAAGTACCAGTTTGCCCAGTCAAAGTTTGATTTGCTTCACCTACTTGTGAAGTTGTGCCTAGTGCACTTGTACTGGCTAAACCTGATAAAGTTAAGTTAGCTTCAGCATCTATTGTAATAGTGCCTAAAGCTGAAGTTCCTACTTGAGAGGCAGGTGTTATGTTTGCCTTACCTATGAAAGTAAGAGTACCTACAGCTCCAGTACCAGCTTGTCCTGTGATATTTACATTTACACTCGCAGAGTCACCTGCAGCTAATGCTGAAAATGGGGCTTCTGAAAATGCACTTATACCAAACATAATTAATTATGAAATTTTTTTCTAAATTCTTTGCGTAATTTCTTTTCTTCTTCTATTTTTTTATAGAATTTTTTATCTATTTCTTTTGTGTTTAATTTTACAGCCATTCACCTTCCTCTGTAGGATAACGAACATACCCCTTAACTTGTTTAATTTCTAAAGTATTTTTGTCATACACTAAACCATATATCCAGACAAAATCATCTTCCCTAGTTTCTGGCATAGGAAAGTCTAAACCTTTTTCTTTGCAAAACTCTTTCATAATATCCTTAGTGGTCACAAAGAAAACATCATACTGGTCTGCTTCTGTACCATCTTCATTAAAAATTTTAGCAAAAAAGAAAGAACGGTATTTAGCAGAATACAAAGGAACTTCTGGTCTAGGTATAAATGTATCTGGGTGTTTTTGATAATTGCTAGTATATTCATTATCAGCAATAACAAGTTTTAATTGTTTTTTACCTGTCACTGTATTGTATTTTATTGAGTGCCAAACATGATACTCATATCCAACATCAGGCACTTTAAATTCATCTAATAACTCTTGTGAAGGATAGTTATAAACATTGTACCAACTATAAGTTTTTTCATGGGTATAGGGAGGTCTTAAAGGAGCGTCTTCATGAGCTGTATAAGTTCCAATAATGTTAAATCTATTGCTCTTCCATTCTTGGTCTTTACCAAATACTTTTTCTACTTCTTCTATTAACTTATCAGATTGCCATAATCCTATATTGTAATCAGTTCTTACTAATTTTTTATTTACATAAACTTCGTCATAAGTATTAGTGCTTTTTGGTACTGCGAAATTTTTTACACCATCCCCTAAATCTCCTTCCTCTGCATGTCTCAATGTGCTATTTTCTAAAAAGAAACTATATTCTGTTGCTTCCCATGATTCTTTTAAATACTTAACATCAGCTTCTTCAACATAAGTACCATCTTCTTTTTCTACTAATACATCTTTACTGTCTGATTTATTGTATTCAATATATATTTCTTGTTTTGAAACAGGATGTACTACATTAAGCGTTAATTTGTTAAAAGGTACGTCTTCATGATCTATATCAAAATCAGTACCAGCCTCTGCTGTTTTTGATTTTTGTAATTTAATCTCACTCATCGTGACCTACGAAAAGTTATGGTATTACTTACATTTGCTACACCAAAAGGAGCATACGCATCACTTGAAGCGTCAGGAACTGCTGCACTTACACTCCAAGTCCAGATAGTATAGACTCTATCTGCATTATTATTTTGACCAAAACTAGCATCAGTTCTATTAAAAGTAGTGCCGTTTACTACAACACTTTTAAAAGCAGTATCATTATTTGAAATAGTTCCATTAAATATTTGTAATCTAAAATTAGAAGAAGACCCAGCTTGGTCGCCAAAAATAGCTAAAACATCTATAACAGCATTGGCTAAATAATCACTATCTTGGTAATCATTCATACTACCAATTCCACCAGAAGGTACTGCTGTCGCTGATATTGTGGTTGATGTCATATAACCTCTATACCTAGTTGTTGTAGTCGTATAACCATCACTAGAGGCTATTGTTCCATCACCTACAGTCATGGTACTTGACCAATCTGCCGCACGACTATAATAATCATTCCAAGAAGCTGTTGCTCCTGAACTTTTATCTGCAATTAATCGTATATCGGCATCGTTTATACTACAGGTTGTGCCAGAACTTCCGCCTGCTTCAACGTGCATTTCATTTAAACTTATGGCACCTGAACTTGGAGTAGCCATTATTTATCCTCTAGTTCTTTTACTCTAGCGGATAAATCTTTTACAGCTTCAATCAATACTGCTGTTAATCTGCTGTAATCCACAGACTTAGTACCCATTTCATCATCTGCTGTTAATACTATTTCTGGTAATATCTTTTCTACTTCTTGAGCAATAACACCTATGCTTTCTTTTTCGTCTCTGGTGTAAGTGACACCTCGTAATTGCTCTACTTTATCTAAACCATTTTCTATAGTTTCAATATTATCTTTTAGTCTTTCATCTGAGTAAGCTGTGACATTATCGTTAAAAGTTGCAGCACCTGCCTCAGAAGCATCTATAGTTAAAGCTACTATTTCAGACCCACCATCATTGACTCTAAATATCATGTCTTTGTCTGATGTAGAAGCACGAAGCGTAAAGTTTGCAGAGCCTAAATCTATTTGACCTCTTTCAGTTCCACCATCAAGAAATTTTATATTTTCTCCGTCTGCATCAAGAAGAATATCTCCAGAAACATCTATAGTTAAATCTCCTGTTCTAGTTATGGTTCCGCTACCAATATCAATATTACCGCTACTATCAATTGTTAAATCCTTTTCTCTGCCTCCACCACCAAATCCTAAAGTTCCAGAACCATCAACATTAACAAGTCCTGACGCAGTGCTACCTGAAACAAATTCCATGACAACACCAGCACTTCCAGTTCTGGTAAATCTAGATTTTGTACCATTACCATTTACTTCAAATAATTGTGCGGGGGTTGCAGTTCCAATTCCAACCTTTCCATCATGGTCTATTCTTACCGCTTCATCTAGTGTCGTATCATTTTGAGAAATGTAAAAAGCCATTCCTGCTGAAGCATCGCTATCATCAGCATCTTCTTTAAGACCTGCAATTGCAGCACCAGTTATAGGATTAGTCTCATCATCTGGTATTTTAAATTCTAGTCTTGGTCCGGCTCCAGCTCCTCCGTCTGCCCCTGTACTAGAATATGTTGTTGCAATAGTTAGAACTGTATCAGGAGAAGTTGTAGTATCACTAGATAAAGTTGTAACAATATCTAACGGAACACTAGGACTAGAAGTTCCAATTCCAACTCCAGTAGAATCTATAATAACTCGTTCAGTACCACCAGTATCAAAACGTATTTTATCTTCGTCAGCACTTTCTTCTAATTGTATTTTAGTATCGCCATCTAAATCAGTAAGACTAGCAGTACCCATGTCGAGTACTTT